AAACAGTTACCGTAGCCTCACTAGAATTATTATGCTCTATCTGAAGCGTTATAGAAAACTGATATGTACCTGCGTAGGTAACATTTATCCTGCTGTTGTTTGATAGAGTTATGCTATCCGTGTGGTGCGTAGAATTAAACGTAACCGCGTACCCCGTACTTATCATTGCCGCCGTTTGGTCAACAGTGCTATAAAAAGACCCCCGTGGCATATACAAAAATCTGCCACCCTCGTCGGTGCTGAACAACGTGTTGAGAGAGCTTACCAGACGATTAAAGAACAACCGCAGAACGTTGCTGTTCTGGTCCATAAATGGGCGACGATACTCTTCAGGGGCCAGTGGCAGAGCGGGCGGCTCTGCTCTCTCAATTTCGTTAGCCATTAACGCCTCCCGTCAGGGCGCATATCCACTCTAGGAGACCCAAGCTGCCACTGCACACCAAGATCGGCAGACTCCATTTTTAGCGACATTTGACGCCCACGAACACGAGTGTTGACCTGCCCCGTAAACTGCTCAACCGGCACGGTGGCCGTACGCGTGACACTACCAGACGCACTGCCTCCCTCAGAGTATGGGTTATTATATCCAGACCCAGAATTAGCCAGTGGTAGGAGCGTCATAGTTGCAGCGGGGTTAGATGCTGTAGACCCATCAAATGTCACATCTGGCATTATTCGCCATATAAATGCGAATCTGTCCCCATCGTCGATGTCAAATTGGCCAGATGTAATAGTCGCGGAAATAGCTACTGGCGTGCCTGTTTCGTTGTCGTCAGTGCCAGACTCATGATTAACTAAGTTGTTACTGTGTGTTGCAGCAAGTGGGTAGTCTCGGAGTCCAGAGTCAAGCCATGCGGTTCGTCCGATAGTACCGTAATACCACGTGCCTTCCATGTAGTTAAATACAACATAACGGTCGTTAACAGTGCTGTTACGAGAACAATAAAACCACCAGACTTCATGGAAGGCTTCGTTTGTACCAGTACATACTTGGTCAAACTGTAAGTGGTTAATATCGTTAAAGATGTAACGACGAACATCACATTGAATAGTTTGGACTCGTCCATCGTACATATAGAACTTATCTTGTCCCATCCAAAACGCTGCGCCATTAGCGTAGGCTACGGCATTTTGTGAAATTATAGATATGTTATCACCGACGATCTGGGCACCCCATACCCCCGGCGCTCCTATGTATTGTAAGGAGTATACAGATGAATTGGTCCAAACAAGGACTTCTTGACGTGCTTGCTTAGCCGCGACTATCTCCGTACCGCGAGACAATCTCAAAGACCCTGCTTGGTTTGTTGCCGCTGGTGTCCAATTAGTGGCATCTTCTTGGTCCGACCAGCGGATTAACATGGGGTCTACAGTAGCCGACCCTATATCGTTTGTACCAAATGCAAAAACAAACCTGTTAATGTCTGATACAAGTAGTACGTTCTGGGACGTAGGTACGTCAGATGCACCTGATAGAGAAGATAAATATACCGCTCGGGCGGTTATTCCACTCGTTGCGTCCCAGTAAAAGATCGCACCACCACGAGGGCCAAAAACTAAATCTTCCCCGAAATTAAACTGGCTCCAAAGACGGATACCCTCAGTAGATACCCCACCTGTACCCCAGACGCCAGAAGACCACGATCCACCACTCCAACCAGTTAAAGGTACTTCAAACGCCTCACCAGTGCGTATCTGATAAGCTCCAACCACTGACACCCCACCATTGCCTGTATCAGAAGCATTAGCGGCCACAGCAGCTTCTACCTCGTAGGTGTCGGCATCAATAACTGTGGTGATTTGGTATTCTTGGTTTAGGACATCTGCGGTAATATCGCCGCCTAGAGATACAGCTCCACTAAAGGTAACAAAGTCATTCTCCCTTGCACCATGTCCTGTATCCGTGACCGTGAGCGTAGCGTCCCCAGTAGTAGCAGAAAAGGTAACATCCCCCGCTGCTGTGGTCTCTCTAATTGGCGTTATGTCGTTATAGACCCCACCCTGTTCTATGTAGAACTTTAAGTTAGTCCCGACTCCAACTAAACCAACACTACCTAACGTAGTCCATGCCCATAACGAACGACAGGTGCCAAGGTAAGTAGAAGGTGAAATACGCTCCCAACCACCAATTTTTTCTGGGTACCCCTGACGAAATCGTACTTTATCGCACTCGTACCACCCACCTTCGTTTGTATAGCGGGTAACTTCACGGTTGATTCCGGGCTTAAATACTAACTTCTTCAGGGCCATAACTCACCTACATAGTTTCGCCAAATACAGGCGGTAAGGTTGTGACCAATATAGATACGTGCTGTTTTAAATTTAGCGGTTGCCCGCAATCCGAACAAGTATCCGCGTTTAGTTCAGCTTCGTCTAAATCATACCCACAACTACTACAAACAGCTTCTATAGTATGCGTGGGTTCTGTAACACCATCAATAGTACGGGCTTCGATTGTTTTTTTCATATTTACCCCGCTAATTCAAAATGCGGCGCATCTACGAAAGTGCGCCAGTGTCCACCCCACTGCAACGGTACGCCATGTTCACTCGCCGCTTGTAGCATAGCGGCTGCAATAGTGGTTAGATGATCCATGTCCCAAGATGCTTCGCCGCCAACATAGGCGAACACATCAAGCGCTTTGCCGCGCTGGTGCTGGCTGACATCCTCTATCCCATCACACATAGACTTTTCTAGGCTATACAAATAGTTTTGCTGTTCTACGGTACGAAAGCCGCCAAACTCAGGGATACCAAAGTCAACCCGCGACAACTCAAGGGCACGAATTGCAATATCAATCAAACGTGAGTCTACACCGCGCATACGATCCATTGAACGCTGACTGAATTTAAAGTTACTCATGACGCACCCTTAAAAGTTTTTATGGCCTTTTCAGCAGACCTGCCAACAACATAACCTGATAAACCAATGGTTATAAGATTCCAAAGCGCTTCATATTCTGCGTCCGTCATGCCTTCCGCATGAAAGCCTAGAAACCGCGCTACTACTAAACCAGTAAAAACCAGCATAACCAACGGCCTCCAATTCGCCGTTAGCCAGTGTTCTGATTGCGCTTCGCTGTTCACTATTTTGGCTTGGCCTTCAAGTAGCTGGGTGTTGTATTCGTGTACACGATCCATGGCCTTCGCTTGCACTTCCAAAAGCAGGCGCTTTTGCTCTAGCTTTTCCTCGGTACTAGTGTGGAGGTTGTCCACTAGCTCAGCGGCGGGTTTGAAAATACCTGCAATTAAGTCAGTTATGCCGATACCCATTAACTGCCCCCTTTGAGCCACATCGTAACAATCGTAAAGACAACAAGCGTAACCGCCCGCTCTATCCATTGATGCTTGGCCATGGCTATTTCGATAGCTTGTATTCGCTTTTCATGGCCTTTGGCTTCTTCTTTCAAAGCGCTTTCAACGGTATCCAAGCGGCTATGTGCCCGTGCTGCTGTTTCGCTTAGTGCTAGTTGTCGCTGTTCGACTACCGATAAGCTTTTAAGTGATTCCGCGATGGAAGCCATGGACGTTTTCATGTCGTGCAGGTCGTTCTGCATAGCGCTTTGCTGTGCTTGCAGTTTTGCTACTGCTGTTGTCACTTCGTCCACCCTACCACCTCATTACCTTGCAAGGTTTTCTTTTAGAACAGACATAAAAAACTCACGGCCACCTTGTAATTGAGTTAACTCAAATTGTGCAGTCGCAATCTTTCGGTCTAAGTTTTGAATATGGTTTATACATTCTTTAGCTTGGGCACTTAATTGGTCTTCGCTATAAGTAACCCCATCAATCGTAATAGTGGGTTTTTGGGTTTCCGTATCCATACTACCTCCTATCACGACTGCTGTTCTGCTAAATACGAGTTGTACGCGTCTACAACTTCTTGCGTATGGACTGCCGCACAGACAGCTTGCACCTGACTATCTTCTGCGCTGTAGTCCCCACCGGGGGCGATAACATGGCGATGAAAAGAATGACTGATTTCTTCCCCATCTCGCTTAATAACAGTAGCTGTACGCACCTGTACGTGAGCAAAAGTTCCCACAACTTCAACTTTGTCTACAAAACTTTCTTCTGATAGTGACATTGTATTGTCCTCGGTAATTTATACTCTGTACGATATTGAGAAAGAAACATCGTTACTCCACGATGGAGAACCACCAACCGCGTCTATTACTATTGCGAACCCAGCCGGTGAGTTACTAACCGTACCTCTAGCCAATGTTCCTGATACGTAACTTGCGTATACAAACACTGATCCACAGGCAGCATCTCCTGTAACGTAGCTACCAGCCGGTGTAAATGGTGCAGAAGATACTAAAAATCGGTCCCCAACAGCGATAATGTCAGCAGAACCTAAAGACGTAAACCCGCCTCGTATGTGTACTACGTTACCAACTTTTGTGTACGTACCGTTCGCTCCTGTTATCGTCCCAAGAGTAAACCCGTACTCGTTATTTACGGTGGGAGTCCAAGTACCTTCTTCGTAATCATCTAGTAAGTTTGCCGCAACAGTACCGCCAATATATGCCCCGTTTGAAAGGAACAAATTACGGTACCGTAAAGAAGAAGCCCCAAGATCAACAGCAGCGTCAGTAAGTGGAGATATGCTGGACACTAATAAACTATTAAGTGTTGCATCTCCCCCGTTAATTTTTACGCTGTCTTTCGTCTGGTATGCCATGTCTCCAAGGTCGCCATTAGTAGGGACTTGGTTTGGACTGGTTCCTATTAGTTTCACGTTACCCTCTCATAGCAAGGTCTTGCCTCGCTTGTGATTTTGTTACCAAGTTGCCGTAAAGCGGCCCTGATAGATATTCAGCAGCACTATCAAGCGTTTCACCGTAACGTATTGATACGCGGTAGGCTTCTAACTCAAAACGATAACGCCACCGCTTTGAGCAAAAGTATAGCAGGGCAAACCCAAGGAAAAGGTATTTAACCTGTTGCCTTAAATGCACCTTCTCGTGCTCAATTAAGTGGCGCGGCAACCGATCACGGTCTGTAAAGATAAACGGCCAGATCGTAATAGCTGCGGCGTTTTTGGGTACGAGAAAAGGCGCTTTTACTATCATGACTCAATGTCCGGTATCTGCGGCGGCTCTGGTTCTTGTTCACCTATAGCGTTATAGGCTGACTCAAACGCTGCCTGATCGCCAAAAACATAGGTTGTGCTAGTATCGGCTCGACCAGCAAAAATGCGCGGCGGTTCGCTGCCATCATCGACTAGAAACGCCGCCCATTCCGGTATAGGGTCAGCGGCGCACACAAAAAAGCCATCTTTAAATGTCGGCTCTTTTGTCACATTGCCGTTTTCGTCAATCTCGGCTGGCGTATCGACCACCGCACCTACTGGACTAATATCAATTTTATTATCGCCGCTAATTACTCTCATTCTGTCATCGCCTCTAGTTCTGCGGCGGTTAACGCCACTGGGTAGATTTTTAGATTTTCTATTGGTCTGTTTGCGACTCCGTTATTGTCCCACTGAGTACCAATATGGAACGTGTCGGGGTTCGGTGCTTCAAGGCTAAGTATTTTTGTTACTGATTGCCCAACGCCATTAGCCGCGCAAACAAGAACGCCGGTATCCGCATCGTAAGACATTGCAATTTTAACGAACAATTCCCCGGTAGCATTTCGCGCAACAACAAAAGAACTATCGCCGCTTGTATCGTTTACATAAGCGCTTATGTTTCCGCTTGCTGTTCTATAGAGTACAATGCGGTCACGACTTAGCCCGCCGCTGCTGGAATCAAAAAGCATAATATTAGCTGTTTGCACTGCCCTGAAAGTGGCTTCCATGTAGACCGTGAAAGCTCGACGATTAAACTCACTCCCCGGCGTGCGCGTGCATAGGTCAATGGCTCGACTTTCCGCTGTGCTGGTATAAACATCGGCGGCGCGTGTTACGCTGGGGCTACTGCTATTGTCTGCGGCGCGGGTTACTGCGCCAGAAGTAAAGACATCAGCGGCGCGGGTCACTGTGCTGCTAGTTGTCGGAATGTAGCTTGTAGCGTAATAAGCTGTGTAAGATGCTGGGCTATAGCTTTCAACTTGTGCGCCCCAGGCGTATACGCTGCCATTGCCAACAAAACTAGGGTTTCTCGTGCTGCTTGCCGATTCACTGAACCAGACCGGCCACACTACCCCGCTAGTGGTAGATACTGGAATAAAAGTATATTCACATCTAAACCAGCCATTACCTACGTCAGTTATGCTTGCCCTAGTGTAATTACCACCAACCACCTCGCCATTAAGTAAATCAAAAACAGCGTACTCGGTGCCCACCGCTGTAGTGTTTAGCATGTTGACATATTGCCAGTCCACGTATTTAAGATAAATTGATGCGGTGTATACTGTTCCTGAAGTAAAGCTGATAGAGCTTGTTTGAGCGTAGTGCAGCCCCGCTAGACCATCCATAACAATTTCATCAGCGGTAGTATTACCATCAGGCGCGGTTGTCGCATTAGCGGTAATTGTTGTCCCGCCTTTACTCCACACCGCATTATCCAGCGCTTCGGAATAAAGCACTAAGTTTGTGCTGGCTACTTCTATGAGTGTTCGCCCAATAGGATAAAAAACGCCATCTTTCGGATAATACGCCGCATCACGAGCAACGCCGCTGCTGGCTGTTTGAATAATGCCATTGCTATCGTAATAGGTCGCGGTACTAGCGCGGCTGCTCCATGTTGTGCCTTCAAGAATGTAGCTGCTTGGGTAGCTTCCGGCTTCAACTTGTGCGCCCCACACATAAACGCCACTGTTATAGTCGCCATCAAATATTACATTGCCATCGTTGTCAAACAGCAACAATAAAGCAGCCCCCAAGCCGCTAGACGTGCAAGTGGAAGTGATCCAAATGCGCCACCAACCACTACCCACCAGCTGGCTGCCGTAATGCGTTACATTCTTACCGATGGGAAAACTAGCAGTTCCATCCGTTAAATCGAATAAAGTGCGCTGCGCGCTTCCGAATTGCGCTACGGGCAAATCAAGGGACAAGCTATTCAATTCAGCGGCTTTTGCATACACGGAAAAAGTGTAAACAGTGCCAGCGGTATAATTCACCACCTTAGCTGCATAATGCGTAGTGGCTGCCGACCCATCGGGAATAAATTTACCGGCGGCAATTCCACCTGTTTGCCCAAACTCTTGGTACGGATGAATAAAAGAACGAGTTTTTCCGATACCTGAAATAAAAATATCTTCAGAATAAATCCATTCATTAGTTTTGGAAGGTTCCAGCACCGGCCCCGCGAGTTGTAGGGTTCCGCTACTATCATAGCCGTATGTATTTACGCGGTATTCGTTAATCGCTGCTTCTTGCATAACGCCATTAGAATCGTAATAGGTAGCGGTACCTGCGCGACTGGTGAAGGTTGTAGCGTCCGGTGTTAGGCTGGTTGGGAATGCGCCGACTTCTAGCTGTGCGCCCCAAATATAGATTCCGCTTGTGCCATCGCCTGCAAAAGTAGTAGTTAAAGATGAATTCAAAACATAGAGTTGAATTGAGCCGGCTGTACTAGAAACTGCGGTAGCAGTTATCGAAATTCTATACCAACCATTCCCTGCGGGCGTGATAGACCATGAATCCGGGTCGTTGCCGGTTGATGAAAATGTCCCATCGCGCAAATCAAAGTTTGCGGATTTTCCGGTTCCGAATTCAACTGTTGGGAATTGCAAGCGTATGCCCGGATAATTACCTGCTTTTGCATATAGGGTGAAGGTATAAGTTGATCCACTTGTGAAGGTGATAATGCGGGTAATGCCATGCACTGTAGACGTTGTGTTAGGAACAATTTTAGAAGCGTTCAAATTTCCATCTGGCGATACTTCCGCGTTTATGTAGCCTGTTAGATTAGCGAAAGCCCAAACCCCCAAAGGCGCAATTAATCGCGGATATGTGAAAGCGTTAGTCCTCGCTGGCTCCAAAAGCTGCCCGATATATTCAAGGTTGCCGCTTTCATCATAACCATAAGCGTTAGCGCGCTCTGCATTAACGGCGGCAAGCTGCCAGTCGCCGTTACCGTCAATATATTGCGCTGTGCTTGCGCGGCTGGTGAATGCTTCGGTGCTTGGTATGTAGCTGGTCGGGAATGCGCCCACTTCTAATTGAGCGCCCCAAAGATATACAGTTATCTCTCCCGGTGTTACATCTCCAGTTGTTGCGATTTCAAAGGTCAGCGTTGACGAATTTGCGGATTCTACTAACTCAATCCGCTGCCATGAATCAGTAAGATTTACTGTCGTGTATGAGCTACTTGCCACATGACGAAACACTATGTTCCCAGAACCAGAATCAAGTCTAGCCCAAAAACTTCCGGTATAGTCTGCGCCAGCGCTGCCGCCTGTGTTTGTTTGTACCATTCGTGACCGATCAGAAATAGTCGTGCCACCGCCGCAATCAAAAGTTATTTTTGTGGCGCTCAATTTTCCGTCTAGCCCTATCGCTGCATTTGGTTCTAAAACAGGCGCTTTGCCTAGACCTAGTGGCAATAAAACCCAACTAACGTCAGTGAACAGGCTAGTATCTCTCAGCACATTGCTTCGCGCTTCTTCAATTAACAGCCCTTCAGGTACTTTAGTTGCGGTATCATAAGTAAGACGTGGGGTGTTTACTGCTGCTGTTTGTAGTACCCCATTAGA